TTCTTGTGGTAAACGGCACATCGACCCCCTGCCACAGTTCCACCGTGCCGCCCGGGGTGTGTGGGTTTGGGTGCAATTCGACCAAGGTGCCTGGCTTGCAGGCGGCTTTTTTATCTTCCCATTTCATGATTTCTCTCCGAATGGACCCCGGCACGAGGCCGGGGGTCGGGGGTCACACTTCAACTTTCACGCGGTTTAGGTGGCCGCGTACTCGGTTGCGCAGATTCATTGATTGCTGGCCGTTGTTCAAATGGCCGTAGCGCTCGCGCAGTTCCAATTCTGGCACGCCGAGGATTTTGGCGACGGTTGGGTAGAGTGTTTCGATCCACATGCCGCGCAGCCCTGCTGCGACTTCATCGTTGTTGTCCACGACCTTGCGGCCGGATTCGCTCACTGCGTCGTCGTGGGTCACATAGCGTGGGCGATAGCGCTTAAGCTGGTTGCTCATGGTGTGTGGCAGTTCCTCCTCCATCATCTCGTCAATGTCGGCGTCGGTGAGGATCTCGCCTGCTGATTTGCGCAGCTTCTGCACCTCGCCATCAAAATCGACTGTCAACCAGCCGCGCTTTTCTTCGATGATGGTGCCGGTGCCGTTTTCTGTCTTGAAATAGTTCATGTCTATTCTCCTATTGAGTCTATTGAATGCTGGCTTCATCAAGCCAACACGCGAAGTATAAGGTATGGCACTCAACCGGTCAATGGCCGCGAAGAGATACTCAACCCTGGATATGCTCAACTATCTACTCAACAAAATAATTTCGCCCAAATAGTTTCGCCCAAATAGTTTCGCCCAAATAGTTTCGCCCGGGGTCGGGGGTCATTTGTTTTTGGCCATTTTTTGTCGGTTGGATTTGCCCAGTCCGCGTTTCGTGGCGTTTCGTCAAATAGGGGGGAACCCCTTAAGAAAAACGGGTCCCCCGGGAAAAGGAAAAATCGGTTCTTAAATTCGTGGGCATTAATTTCCGGCAAGGTATATAGTATATTCAGCGCTCAACATATACTACTATATATTTTTTTCGAACACTCAACGGGTCCCCCACCCCCATATACATATATTTGATTTCGAAGAAGTTTTGTGTTAAACTCGCCCCATCAGTGTATTTGAGGAGGCCTCAAAATGGCTGCATCGATTAAGCCAAAAACAATGTCCGAGGGTGAGCGTAAGAAGGCGGTTAGCCGCATCATCGCTTCCAATTATCCGAATTTTGACCCCGTTCTCGCCATGGTCGATATGGTCCATGAGGATGAAGTTGAGCGGTCAATCAAGTTCCAGTGTCTGAAGGAAGTTGCCCAGTACCTTTATCCGAAGCTCAAGTCTGTTGAGGTTCAGGTCGAGGACAACACCGGCAAGTCCCGTGATGATATCATCCGACGCCTTCGGGAGCTGGACAATTCAAGCGTTATTGACGGTGAGGTTGCGCATTAATGCTCTCCACCGACATTTATACCTCGCCCGAAGAATTGCGGGTCAATTATGAGGAAATGTCGGATGATGAACTTGAGGAATACCTATCATTACGTGAGCAGTTATCCCATGAAGATCACATGGAGCTGTGCCGTAAGGACTTTATTGAATTCCTGAAGTATATGGAGCCTACTGTGATGGTTGGGGGCCATCATAAAATAATGGGTGATAAATTCAATGAGTTAAACGTCTCGGGTAACAAGCGTATTATCATTAATATCGCTCCGCGTCATGGTAAGTCATTTTTGACGTCCCAATTCCTACCTGCTTGGTATATTGGAAATAACCCCAAAGCATATTTAATGTCGATTTCAAACACTACGGAATTGGCCGTGGGCTTTGGTCGTAAAGTGCGTGATATTGTAAGTTCNGAACGGTTCCAAGAAGTATTTCCAGATGTCAAAGTACGTTCTGACAGTAAATCCGCGGGTCGTTGGGCGGTCGAACAGGGTGGTGAGTTATTCGCAGCGGGTGTTGGTGCGTCTGTAACCGGTCGCGGTGCTGATCTCTTGATTATCGATGACCCATACACGGAGCAGTGCATGCTCCAGCCAAGTGTATTTGATGATGTGTGGGAGTATTATCAGGCAGGCCCCCGCCAGCGTTTAATGCCCGGGGGCAATATTCTGGTGGTGCACACCAGATGGTCTACTAAGGATTTGACCGGGATGTTGGTCAAAGAGCAGGCTAAAAACCCCGATGCTGATAAATGGGAGCTTATTGAATTCCCAGCTATTATGCCGTCAGGAAACGTTTTGTGGCCGGAATTCTGGACCGCGGATGCGCTGAAAAAGGTGCAAAATTCAATTGCGCCACATTTATGGAACGCGCAGTGGTTGCAGAACCCCACGTCTGAAGAAGGTGCGTTAATTAAACGCGAGTGGTGGAACAGGTGGCAATTTGAAAACCCACCGAGTTGTGATTACATAATCCAGTCGTATGATACGGCGTTTAGTAAAAGGGACACGGCTGACTACTCAGTGATATCGACATGGGGCATATGGTACCCGGACGGCGAATATGTTATTAATCGCGAAGGCGAGAAGAAATTATTTGACGGAGAGGTACCTCATGTGATATTGTTGGACGTGGTAAAGGACCGTTTCGAATTCCCAGAGCTGAAACAGAAAGCCATTTACTTATACAACTACTGGGAACCGGACTCCGTTATCATTGAAGCAAAAGCGTCAGGAATGTCGCTTTCGCAGGAGTTCCGGTATATTGGGATTCCGGTACAAGAGTACAGTCCGGGGCGTGGGCAGGATAAGGTTGCCCGTGTAAACTCGGTATCAGATCTTTTTGCATCGGGGTTCATATGGGCGCCGGAAAAAAGGTTTGCAGACGAAATGATAGACGAAGTGCAAGCGTTTCCTACGGGTGATCATGATGACCAAGTGGACTCTATGACGTTGGCGCTAATGAGATTCAGGCAAGGCGGTTTCATTCGATTGGATTCCGACTGGCGAGATGAGTATATCCCTAGACGGATGAGGAGCTATTATTAATGGCAATTGTCACCCCTTTGATGCCCGCAGGCGAATTGCCGGATGATGGCGCAGAAGTTTATATTGAAGAAACCACAGTGATGGCCCCAGAGGGTATCGAATTTATTCCTGAAGATGACGGAATGATTGTGGATTTTGAGCCGTCTACTGATTTCATGCCAGAAATGTTGCCTCACGGGGCCAACTTGGCGGAATTTATTGATGATGAAGTGCTGCGACCATTGGCGTCAGAGCTTATTGACCTTTACAAGGAAGATGTTTCATCGCGTCAAGACTGGTTAGATAGTTTCTCAGACGGTNTAAAATTGCTGGGTACGGAAAACGAAGAGCGCACTGAGCCGTTTGAAGGGGCTTCAGGGGTTCATCATCCGTTGTTGTCAGAGGCCGCAACGCAGTTCCAAGCACAAGCATACAAAGAATTACTCCCAGCGGGCGGCCCGGTGTCGGTAGCCACCGTGGGTGCGTACCCAAGTCCTCCAGAAGGTGAAGAACCAACTTCATTGACGGCCCAAGCGGGTCGTGTGAAGGAGTTCATGAATTATCAAATCACTAATGTGATGGAAGAATACGATCCAGAGTTGGATCAGATGTTGTTTTATTTGCCGCTTAGTGGCTCAGCGTTTAAGAAAGTATATTATGATGCGTCATTGGCACGCGCAGTCTCTAAATTTGTGACGGCAGAAGATTTGGTTGTAAATTACACAGCAACCGATTTGAAATCTGCATCACGTATTACGCATGTAATTAATATTTCAGAGAATGACGTTCGTAAACAGCAGGTATACGGGTTTTACAAAGATGTGGACCTAAGACCGCCGCACGAACCAGAACAAAATATTCTGCAAGAAACGATTGATGATCTGCAGGGTATTAAGCGTACCAATGGCAATGATCAGTATACTCTTCTTGAAATGCATGTCAATTTGGATGTGCCAGGTTTTGAAGATGTGTACCCGGATACCGGTGAACCAACTGGTGTGGCACTTCCATATATTGTAACAATCGTAGAAGACACCCAACAAATTCTTTCAATCCGCAAGAATTGGATGGAAGAGGATCAGTTGAGGGCGAAGCGCGATTATTTTGTACATTACAAATTCCTGCCGGGCTTAGGTTTCTACGGATTTGGTTTGATTCATATGATCGGCGGGCTTTCTAAGTCGGCCACTTCTATTCTGCGTCAATTGATCGACGCGGGTACGCTCAGTAATTTACCGGCTGGTTTCAAAGCACGCGGGTTGCGTGTTGCGAACGAAGAAGAGCCGATTGCGCCGGGCGAATGGCGTGATGTGGATGCGCCGGGTGGTTCCCTGCGTGAATCTTTAATGCCGTTGCCGTATAAGGAACCGTCTGCAGTTCTGTACCAATTGTTNGGCATGATTGTGGAAAGTGGTCGTAGGTTTGCAGCAATTGCGGATATGGCAATTAGTGAAACCGGGTCACAACAGAACCCAGTTGGCACCACGCTGGCGCTTCTTGAGCGTGGTTCCAAAGTGATGTCGGCCATTCACAAGCGCTTGCATTACGCACAGAAGAAAGAATTTAAGCTTTTGGCGAGGATTTTCTCAGAAACATTGCCAGAATATCCGTATCCGATTGGAGATAACTCGCCATCTATTGCGCGTGAAGATTTTGATGACCGTGTGGATGTAATTCCAGTAAGCGATCCAAATATTTTCAGCACCAGTCAGCGTATTTTGATTGCACAGCAACAGTTGCAAATGGCACAGGCAGCGCCGGAAATTCATGACCTGCGCGAAGCCTTCCGCCGCATGTACAACGCTATGGAAATCAAGGATGTTGATCAGCTTCTCAAGAAGAAGGACAAGCCAGCCCCGCGGACCCCGGCACAACAGCTAATGGATATTCTTCAGAACAAGAAGATTGCGGCGTTCCCGGGTCAGGATCATATGGTGCACGTACAGTCATTGGTACAGTTCGCACAGAACCCGATGATACAGGGCGTGCCAGATTTTTATACCAATATTTTGCAGGGNATTGCTGGCCATGTTAACATGATGGCTATTGAGCAGGTGGAAGCAGAAGTTCGCCAGATGTCCGGTGGTCAACAGATTCCGCCGGAAGCCATGAAGCAGTTGCAGCCGCAGATTGAAAAGCGCGTGTCTGAAACGGAATCGCAAGTGATTGCGCAGATTCTGCAACAGATGACGCCGCCGCAGAAGCCTGATCCAATGATTGAAATGCATGACAAAGAAATGCAGATCAAAATGGCGACTGATCAGCAACGCGCACAGACCGA